CCTGCTTGCGACCAAGGGTGGTCTTGGGGAGCATGCCCTTGACGGCGTGCTCGATCACGCGCTCGGGGTGCTTGGCCATGGCCTCCTTGAAGGACTCGGTCTTGAGTCCGCCGAGGTAGCCGGAGTAACGCCAGTAGGACTTGGTGTTTGCCTTGTTGCCGGTAAGAACGACCTTGTCGGCATTGATGACAATCACGAAGTCACCGGTGTCTGCGTTGGGGGTGTACTGGGGCTTGTTCTTGCCGCGGAGAATCATGGCGGCCTGGGTCGCGAGGCGACCGAGCGTCATGCCGTCGGCGTCGATGAGCACCCACTTGCGCTCGACTTCGCCCGCCTTGGCGAAATGAGTCGACTTCTTCACTTGACTCCTCCTACACACATCTTGGAATGGCTGCCTCTGGACAGGCCGCCGTGCTTTTTCGAAACAGAGGTTACGGGGCTCTGGGTGGAAAAGCCTTAAAAGTATACAGCCACAGACGTCCTGTTTACCGAGCTTTTTTCCCACACAATTTTGACAAGCGAGAAGGACCCGGTCCGGCGGGTGACGCAGCCGTCTCGGGCACCCCTGCCCCCTACAGAAACGCGCGAATCTCCTCGAGGTGGCTCGTCGCCTCCTGGCGCCCCTGCAGGTAGAGTCGCAAAAGCGGCTCGCCGTTGTGCTCGGACGTGCGAATCGTCACTGGCTCGGGCGGCAAGAGCACCAGTGCGCGGCCCTCGGCCTCGAGGCCGGCAAGCTCCTCTCGCTGCGCGTTGTAGCGGTCGGCACGCGTGGCAAGCGCTTGCTCGTAGTAGGGATAGACGTCGTAGCGGTGGGTCCTCAGGATGGCGCGCTCGGTGGCCCCATCCTTGATGTAGGTACGGTCCTGCGTGAGCACCACAAGCGCACGGTCGGCGGGCTCTGCTCCGGGAACCTCAGGCGCACCGTCGAGCCCCATGGCAACGGCAAAGGGAATCGAGTCTGTGGTGCCGCCGTCGAGGTAGCGATGGCCGTCTATCTCGACCATCGTCGAGACGCCCGGCAACGAGGCGGAGGCGCGGGCCTTGGTGGCGTCGAGCTTCTCGCCCTCCACGTGCAGATAGGCCGGTGCACCAAAGAGCACGTCAGACGCCACGAAGTACATGGGCGTGAGGTCCTTGTTAAAGACGTCGAGGTCGCAGGGGTCAATGTGGTTCTGGACCTCGTCGTACATGAAGTCGGTCCCCGCAAGGTTGCCCGTGCGCACGAGCGAGAGGAGAGACATCATGCGCGGGTCGTCGCGAAACGTGAGCATGACGCGCATGGTGCGGCCAATCTGGCGCGAGCGATAGCTCACGGCGTTGAGCGCGCCGGCCGAGACACCCCACACGCTCTTGAAGGAGCTGGTGTAGATGCCGTTCTCGAGAAGGACGTCGAGAACGCCTGCCGTGAAGATGCCCCTGTAGCCGCCACCCTCGAGCACGAGGGCGGGCTTGTCGCTGCTGCCCATAGACCGCCTCCGAATACGAACCGTCACGTTGCCACGCCACGCGCGACCACCCAACTATACAAAAAGCGCCGAGCCCCATAGAGGGGTTCGACGCCTACGCTTTTGGTGGAGCTGAGGCACACTTACCCGAACACCTCCAGCACGATAGTCCTGGAGGAATGCATGGTGGAAGTTGCCCACACATCGTTCGTCATTGTCACGATGATAACGGATTATCGCAGGTAAACGGCTTGTTGTAAGGCGTTCTAAGGGGCGGTCGCACCTGGGCATGACGTCTCATGCCTGCCTTTTCGCTAATACTTAAGCTTCTGGCCAGGATAGATGGTGTACGGAGAGCTGATGCCGTTCTTGCTGGCGATGGTGCGCCAATTGACCCCCAAGACTGCGCCGATGTGAGAGAGTGTGTCGCCACGCTTCACGATGTACGTCCTTGACGGCTGGATAGCCTTGTTAATTGCTTCCTGCACCTCCGCATAGCGGGTGCCGAGCGCACGCTTGCGCTCATTGCCGTTTCCATATTTCCCGGCAAGCGTCTCATCACGAAGAGTCGACACAGACGCCGTGCAAACGTGGTTCACGAGCGCTTGAATCTCGTCATATCGAGACCCAAGAGCCTTCTTGCGGTCCTCTCCGGAGCCGTAATCGCCAGCGAGCACGTTTCCGAGGAGCACGATCGAGCTGAGACTGGCGTCAGCCGTGACAACCTGCTTCTTTTCGATGACGCTTGCGATTGTGGAGACGAAGCTCGCAAGCGTGCGCTTGCCGTTCAGCGCGTTGCAGTCGACGGAGTCGCCAATTCCAGGCACCTTGCCTGCGCTCGTGAACTGCCAAAGGTCGCAGGGGTGGTTGGGCGGAGTGTGCGCTAGACCGTCGTTGACGCCATATTTCGGAATCCATCGCCACTTCTCTCCATAGCTAGTGGTGCCATATTCGCTATAGAGGTTGTTGGCGATATAGATGCCATTGTCGAGTCCATTTGCGTTGAGCGTCGCCATTGCTGCCTTGATGCCAGAGATTGACTGGCCGGAGACCTCGACATCCAGGATGTAGCCGCGTACCTTGGTGGCACCAGCAGCCTTCGCCCTGGATACCATGCGTGCTGCTTCGGTTGCGCCTCCGTTGCGGTAGAAGCCGTAGCAGTAGTAGGGAATGCCGCACTGCTCGCAATTCCTGATGTTGCGTGCGAGCTTCTTGTCGAGATAGGTGCCATCCTGGACACGGAGGATTGCGAAATGCATGTCAGGCTTCGCTGTCGGCCAGTCAATATCACCTTGCCAAGACGAGACATCGACGATCGTCGGGAGGATGCCAGCCATCACTCATCACCGTCCTCGTCCTTGTATTTGCTGCCCATATAGCTGTCTTCTGGCGTCTGCTCGTCATCTGCAGGCGCGTCGAAGATGGTCTTGATTGGCTCTTCGTTTTCGGTGTTCATTCAGATCTCCTAGCCCTTGCGAGGCTCGTCGTAGCCCATTGCCTGGCCAGAGTCGCCGATGCCAGCCGTGGTAGGGTCATTGACGATGCCGAGGATGGAGAGCAGCGCGAAGGCTGCGTTCACGATTGCAGTGAGTTCGGTCCCCAGCTCTCCGAAGTCGAAGCGGTAGCCGAATGGGACGGCAACCACCTGGATGAGCAGGAGGGTCGCCGGAATGACTGAGAGCCAGAAGCTCTTGTTCTTCAGTCGGACTTTCCAGTTGATGTTCATGCCATCTCCTAATAAAAAAGCAGCCCTCGGCTGCTTCTTGATGTTCTATGTGAGACTCGCCTAGATCTTTTCGAAATCAGGATGATGCTCCAGGTATATATCGACGTCCTCACCAAGGACATGGTCCATATATGCCTTTGTCTTATGGTTGCCGCCAAGAGACCTGTAGAGCACATACGCCTCAAGCTTCTCTGTGAGGGCGAAATGCTCGTCATATACCGCCATGCGAAAAACCATGATGGCCATGGCATCCATCATCTTCTTCTCGTCCTGGTCATGCTGTCTCTGCTGATGCGTCAGCTTGGCGATGCGTGTGCAGAGGGCCGTGATGAGCGCGACGATGAGCGCCGACAGGATGCCGAGGATGAAGTTGTCTATCTCAGGGTTTCCCGTCATCGCTGGCCTTCCAGACCGTCATCATCATCGGCATCGAGCATCTTCTTTACCTCATCGCGCCAGCGCTCTGGCACGGATTCGAGAGTCCTCTTTCCGGCCTTGATTGCGCGGTAGTAGATCTTCGCCATCACTGCTCACCTCCGATGATGTCGCCAAGTTCGAGGAGCGCTGCCGCGTTGTCCTCTGCGAGCTGCCTTGCAGCCGCCACCTGCTCTGCAAGGCTCTCTCCATCATGCTCGTGCGCCGACCAGAGAGCGTCGAAATCAGCCTCAATTTCGGCTGGCGTAGGAGTGCCGTCAGCGACGAAATGCAGCTCGTCGGCAATCCACATGTCTACGCTGACACCTTCCGCGATATCCGCAGTGGTCTTGGTGATGTTCTTGCGCAGCCACACGTCGGTACGGCTAGTGCCGTGAGGCTCACACTGCACCTTCGCGGGCTGTGATTCCGAAATCGAATTCGCTACCATGTTGCTCCTTTCCCGCAGCGCTTATCATGCGTCGCGCGTGCCTCATGACATTGTCGAAACCGTTGCGCATGACAACGGAGAATGAATCGGAATGCCGGAAGTAGCCCCAATAGCTCGTTACGCGCCGCGCCGAGGTCAGCGTCCGGCGTCTCCTGAACGCCCTGAACGCACGGCATGCTCTCAGGAATATGTTTGCGCGGATCGTTGTTCTGATCGGTCGCACCGTGTAGCCAAGGGCGTCCATCGGCTCATCCTCTCCGATGCGGCAGACCTTCCACGGCTTCACCGAGAGGCAGAGCTTGTCCTTGAGGTAGCGTTGCAGCTTCCTCGCAGCGCTCCTCAGGTCGCGCTTGTCAGGGGAGAAGAGGAACACGTCATCCGCGTACCACAGCTGATGCGCAACGAGTGCCTTGCTTGCTCCCCTGCGGGTCTTGTGCATCGATTCGACCTCGTGATAGCCGAAGCTCAGGACGAGCTGCGCCATCCTCAGGCTGAAGAAGCTTCCTATCTCAAGGCCACCGTCATATGTCGACAGAAGCGTCTCGCATAGATAGATGATGTCGCTGCTCTTTACGTACTTCCTGATGATGCGGATGACGAGAGCGCCCGATATGCTCGGATAGCACTTCCTGACGTCCAGGTGAACGTAATAGCCTCCCTGATGCGCCCACCTGCGCATCGCATGTGCAGCCATGAGCTGGCCTTTACCCTTGATGCTTGACACCTGCCAGAACCCGATGCGTGCCTCCAGGAGCGGTGCGAGCGCGGTGACGGCGACGTAGTCGCAGATCTGCTGTTTAACGCTCTCTACGCCTATGGTGCGCAGCTTGCCGTTCGTCGGCTCGCGATGCACGTATCTCTTGATGGGCCGGAGCCTCAGCCTCCTCTCCCGTATCTCGCAAGCTATCTCCTGCATGAGAGCCTGTGCGCTCCCATGCTCTTCGTCGATGCGCCAGGAGTTCTTGCGCCCTGCCGGAGCCTTGAGCCATGCGTCGTATGCAAGCCATACGTCTGACTGCCTGATCTCCAGCCCCTTGCAATACGTTCTCATCGACCATGTTTCCAATCTCTGGATGCCGTCCGAGCGGTCGCTTATGGCTACTGGCCCGGTGGTCTTGAGGCCATTTCACTCAGTTGAGCAAGGCAAGCCCGCTCCCTCCCAGTGGGGCGGGTAGTCGCGGCGGAATGATGGTTGATTGCCTCGGAGCGTCCATAGAGGCGCGAGCCGTAGTTCCACCTGGCATTGCCGGTGCCGTTGTTGCAGTTCGCGTAGAACAGCCCAGCGTTGCCCCTGTTCCTCAAGTTGCCGAGGGAGAGCAAGCGAAATGACGGCCCACGCGCCGCGAATCCCTGTTCCTATCCTAGAAGAGGGGAATTGATTCCCCTCTTCCCGCTACGCGGGAATTCACCCCTTGGAGCGACCATTTGCCGAGAGGCGCGAGCCGCAGCTCCACCAAGCATTGCCGGTGCCGCTGGCGCAGTTCGCGCCGAACCGCCCAGCGTTGCCCCCGCTCCACAAGTCGCCGAGGGAGAGCCACTCCCTGAGTCCGGTCGCGGTGTCCGAGTTCTTCCAGATCTGGTCGCAGACGCCCGTCGTGGTGGATGCTCCGGACCCCTGCTGCAGCATGAAGCCGCCGACCGTCTTAGGATAGAGTCCATAGACGCTTGCATCAGCCGTGCTGGCTGCAAGATGGCCGACAAGCTCGGCACCATCGGCGAGCTCACCCGACTTCTCGGCCTTGGTGTCGTGATTTACGTATACGTCCCAACCAGACCCGGTGCTGTTCAGCAGGATGTTGCCAATCACCTCGTACATTCCATGGGCAAGCTCGATGCCCTGAAGCTTGTAGGGCTGCTTCGAGTCGGTGCATGATGTCGGGGAGCCGTCCCCCTCGACATCGTCGCAGGCTCCGCAAGCCCAGGGAATCGTGCTGAGGAGATACGTGGTCTTTGTGTCGAATGACTTGGATACATCGAGGTAGATGGCAACGTTCGAGGAATCATACGTTTCCTTGCGCGTGATGCATGCTCCGCTGACGATGTCATAGTTGTAGCTATTGCCACGGTCGTTGTTGGCGGTCCCGGACGTCGGCGCATGCGTCCCGAGGATGACGGAGGAGCCGACAATCAGCGCGTCTGCCTTGTTCTTCGCGATGATGACCCGCGTCGCTCCGCTCTCCGCGACCGTAGGAGAGCACTGGATGTCATAGCCGGTGCATCCGGTGAAGATCGCCTGTGAGTTCTTGGTCGCGTACTTCAACATGAACATCGTCTTGACGTACCAGTCATCGGCGGTGTTGCGGAAGCTGTATCCGGTCGATGCGGTCTTGCAGAGGCTTACTCCGATGTCGTGAGACACGAACCTCTTTACCTGCGCCCCGGTCACGCTCCTGGGGTTGCCGTCGGTGTCTGTCGAAAGCGGGTACTTAGCGTATAGCATGAATGGCCTTACGGTACCGTCTGGCAGCAATCCCCCTGGCTGGACCGACATGTCGCTGCGGCGCGTGTCGGAGATGATGATTGTGATGTTTGAGCTGTCCTCGACCTCAACCGTATAGAGGGTTGGGGTCAGGACAAAGACGTCCTTTCCGTGCGGATCGTAGCGGCCATCACCGTCTATTGCCACGACGTGAGCCTTCCCATCGACATCGACCGTGGCGTTGACATCGACGTGAATGAAAGGCCCAAGGCCAATGTACGGATCGACGGCAGGGCGTCCAACGATTCCAGGCGTCGGGACTGCGATGCCCTCGTTTGCCGATGTCTTCGTACATGCAACAGCGCTGCCCTTTGGCACCTTGATGCCATAGCTCTTGCCGTCACGCATGCCGCCAAGCCACGATGCGATGCTCGAATCCGTGTAATAGCCGAGCGCCTCGTCGTAGATCGGCACGGTCCTGGCACCAAGGCCGATGACAGCCTCGACCAGCGCCCTGCCGGTCTCGTCTGACATGATATGTGTCTTTTTCGCCATCTTAATCCTCCTTGTCGACGAGAGTGATGTATGAGGTGTCCCCCACCGTGTCGTAGTCCAGGTAGAGCGACCCGGCGAGCGATACGGCGCTCCTGGCCTCAGCTGCGGCCTGAGTGGCGTCGGTGGCTGCAGCAGAGGCGCTCGAAGCCGCATTGCTCGCCGCCGATGCGGCGCTGTTTGCGCTCGATGCTGCGCTCGTGGCAGCAGAAGTGGCATTCTGAGCCGCCTTGACTGCAGCGTCGACCATGGTGTCGCTGCTCGCCGCTGGAGCAAGCCCATCCAGTGCGCTTCGCAGGATGTCCAGGGAGAAGCGCTCCGTCGAGTAGGTCTTGCCACCGATGACGAGCACGAAATACGCCTCGTCGGTGAATCCCGGCGAAGCCGCGAGCTTGCTCTCGTCGCATACGTGGGTTACCGTGCTGCCGGACACGCTTCCCGTCCCGCGGTAATAGTGGATGCGGTCAGGAAGACGCACGACGAGCTGCGCAGTCGCCCCAGTCAGGTCGACCGATTCTCCGTTGTCGTAGATGGTGGCCTTGATTGTCGTGCCGCCATCATCGCCCTGGCCGATCCTGATGCACTGTCCGTTTCCGCGCTTGCCGATGTCCAGGTCAATCGTCTGTGTGTTCATGGTCATCGCCTTACTTGGACTGGGTGACTGCCCAATTGAGTGCCCTAACGAGGTCATCGACTCCGTATGTGGCCGTGTAGTTGTTGCCGTATATCTTCAGCGTCGAGAATGCGGCGTAAATCTGCCTGTCCTCGTTCTTGCAGAGAAGCGAGGCTCCTCCGGATCCAGAGTCAAGCCCTACGCCCTTGTCGGAAGATATGTACATACCAGACCATCCGCCTGAGCTTTGGTAGGCGATGCTGGCTTGTTGGTTGCACATCGTGATTTTCGCCGAGTTGCTAAGTCCACCGAGGTTGATGCTGTCGCCAGCGAACTTCGCGATGGTGGTGTCGCCCTCTTTGATGCTCATGCCGGTCGAATCGATGTCGACATGGTGAGCTGTGCTCTTGCCGATTCTCGCCAGCGCTGCTGCGAAGCTCGCGAGAATGGTTGACCCGTCCGTGTTGTAGAAGTTGAGTCCGCTTCTGTCGATTGTCGCATGCGCAAAGCTCGCGGCACCTATCCTCACCTGCGCTGAGTTTGCCGCAGGAGACTGGGCAAGCTGCGTTGTGACGGAGAAGACGTCGGCGTCCCCTCCAATGTTCTCGTGGCCCTTCAGGACGATGTGCAGGCCAGCCTGTGCGCTGTTAGACGGTGCCTCAAGGATAATCTTGTTGTTCTTTCCGATGAAGCACTCATCTCCGCTGAGCTGCGCCGATTCGGTGCCGTCGGAGTCGTAGACCTTCAGCCCTTTCTGGTCAACGGTCGTATGCACGTCCTTCTCAGTGCCGATTGTGACCCCGCTGTTGGCGAATATGGCACGGACGTTGCCGGCATCATTCCCCTGTCCGTCGTAGACGGTGATTCCGCTTGCGCTCATCGCACAGGCGATGACCTCCGCGACTCGAAGGAGTATTCCCTTCGCGTTGACCAGGATGTTGTGTCCAGAGTTCGGCGTGCTTTCGGTCTCCGTGACATGGACTCCGTTGTCATCGGCGTAGAAGTGCTGGTTTGTTGCCTTGGCTATGGTCTCGGACTCCTTAGATGCGGCCTCGTATGACGCCTTTGTCGGGTCGGGAGTCGGGTCCGTGACCGTGTCCCACTCGACCTCTTCCTCGGTTCCGTCTGACAGGTGGGCTATGGCCTTGTATCCGGCGTCCTTGAAGCCCTGCAGCACTGATTTCGCGAAGTCGTGAATCGGTATGTCGACTACGGTTTTCCTTGTTGACATTAGAAGAGCCTCCGTCAATTGATCCAGGTGTCGGATGCCGCGACATCGGTGCCTGCCGATGCCAGGTCTCCGTATGACCATTTCGGTAGAGTCCCGCTCGTGACCTTGCCAGGGGCGATCTCGGTGCCGTCTCCCGACTGCACGTCCACGCTCGACGGGTCGATGTAGGATGCCTGGTCGGCGACCTCCTCGGTGACCGTCATGCGGGCCGTATAGCTCATGATGCTCGCCATACGCGCACCTCCTTATGTCCCGACCGTCGTGTACGACGTTAGAATCCCGTCGATGAACGTCAACTTGAGAGTTCCATATGTCCAGTTGACGCCTCCAGAGCCGTTGGCGTACTGGCTGGATATCAATGGCTGCTCAATCGTTCCGGTGAATCCCGCAGTCGCTATCGACGATTCGTCTGACGAGTTGGCGACGCATATGTAGGGGCTTGATATCCTCAACGCGGTCTCGGATGTGAGCTGCAGACCCCTGTGCTCCTGTCCCTTGTTTGGTCCGTCGACCCATACGAAATGCCCTTTATAGTCGATCTTGCCAACCTGCTGTCCGCCCTCGAAACCCACAAGCTGGCCGTCTGGCGTGAGGCGCATGCCGTCACTTGACGTACCTGCAGTGAAAGTCCCTGATGCGTTGATGTCCTTCGCGACGAGTCCGGTGGTGACGATCCCTCCAGTGTCGAGGTTGAGGCTGTTCTTGCTCTGGCTGTCCGTGAGCGTGCCGGCCCTGATGTAGTCGGCAAGTATCGTCCCCGACTTGATGAAGCTGCCGTTGATGTAGAGGCTTCCGTCCGCCATGTAAATGCCTTGCAGCTTGCCGTTGTTGGTAAGCCTGTTGAACACCTCGGACTGCGTGAGGTAGGCGTCGTAGGCGCTTACCGCCTCGCTGGACTTCTGTGATGCGACGGTCGCTGACATCTGCATGCTGGTCGCATATGGCTTGTATTGCCCCTCGTACTCTCCCCTGTAGAGGGATATCCGCAGGTCGACGCTGACGGTTGACCCAGCTGGCACGGATATCCTGGTGTCAGATATGGACGTGGCCACGCCGATTGAGCCAGTGGACCTGAGCTTTGCCCGGCGTATGACGTAGTCTGACGAGTCCTCGATGACTATTGCCACGGCTCCATTGCCGAGCTGCTCCAGGCTGCTCGCGTCAGATAGGTAGAGCGTGGGCTGCGACCCGGAGTGGCTCGCGTTGACCACCTCCACCATCATGGTGTAGAGGCTGTTCGGCTCGATTCCGTCTGACTTTCGCGGCGCGAAGTGGCATACGTATGCGGAAGTTCCCTTCGAGTTGTCGACCTCGATGTGCGCCCAGCCGTCAGCAAGCCGCGTGATGTGGCTGTCAACCTTTGCCCAGTACCACAGCGATGGCTGAGCACCGAAATAAGGCGTCAAGTTCTGAGTCCCGGTGTTCGTGATGGTCTCGCGGCCATTTCCGCCAGCGATCTTCGCGCCACTCGAAAGGCTGAACTCCCCGGTGTCGAGGTCCCAGTAGTTCGAACCCTTCGCGTCGGTCAGCAGGCCAGCACGAATCCTGTCGGCACGCATCGTGCCGGCATTGATGCAGTCGGCCACTACCTGCGAGCCTGTGATGAACGTGCGCCAGTCCCATGTTCCGTCGCTCGCAAGCGATGACGCGAGCCTTATGCCGGCCCCGCTGATGTTGACTGCCCACATGCCGGACGTTGCCTTGAGAGGCAGCCCGGTTGCCATGTCCAGCGGAACGTTGCTGTATATGGAGCCGAATGCGAATCCGTCGACCCTGTATGTGCCGGCATTGTTGAACTGGCCGTTGAGGGCGTTAACGAGATGGCTGAGCCATCCAGGCGATGCCGATGCTGCCGCATCGTATGTCGCCCGAGCCGATGATGACGAGCGCATGCTCTGGGCGACGCTCGACCACATGTCGGTAAGCTGGTCGGTGAGGTTGCCGAAGGTCACGGTAGCACGCCCGGTGAGTAGGTCCCTCTCCGTTTTGGTGACGCGGCCCTGGAGCCTGATGCCCTTGCCGTCATCGGTGAAGCCCCTGTCGATGATGGCAACGGAGTCGCCGGTCTCGACTCTCTCCCAGTCCCTGCCGAAGGCGTAGAGGTCTATCGCGTCCGCGTCGTAGGAGACCTTAGGCTCATTGACGCTCGCGAGGTAGTCCTTCGTCTCCTGGAGGAGCACGGCGGCATCCTCGCAGTCCTCGTCGATGAAGATGCCTACCGATGGTGCGACGCTCCCGTCAGCGGCGGGATGTCCCCACAGCGTCTGTGCCTCGGCATCGTCTACGTAGTCCTTGCCGTTGTTGATGTCGCCGAACGTGAGCCTGCGCCCGTATCCTCCGGTGTCGGTCTCGACTCCCTTGCCGTAGCCGTAGATGCGCGACTTTGGGTTGTCGCTGAGCACCGAGCGCTTGACCGACACGAGGTCCTTTGTCCATACGAAGCGCTTTGGAGATGCCTGGTCCCCGCGAAGCGCCCTGATGCCCACCGAGCGCCCGGTCACTGATTGGCCGTCCGTCGTGATCACCGTCTCAAGCTCTCCGCCCCATGCTTCGAGCAGCTCTCCGATGGCCTCACGCACAGACTCGTGGTAGAAGGTGCGGGATGCGCTCGACTTGACGTCGCATGTGCCGACAGACCATCTCGTCCCCGACAGTATCGACTGCAGGGCGACGGCAGCGGTGCCGCTCGGCCTCTTGTCCTCGACGTAGTCATCCCACGTCTCGTTGATGGAGTTGATGCAGGTCGCCTCGGTCATCCTCTGGCCGTCCGAGTCGTGCGTCCTCGTGAGCGAGTCGACGATGTGCTCGTGTGCGGTGCCGCCGAAGTCGACCCAGACGATGCGGTCGCCCTTGCCGAGGTCATCCGAGCAGGTTATCGCAAGCTCGTCGGTGCCGTCCAGGGCGTCGGTGTGCTTCGCCTCGCGCACGTCCAGGCGTCCCAGGTTCTCCCCGAACCGTGAGAACCGGGTGAACCCTATGCGTCGTATCAGAGCCATCTCTCCACCCATTCAATCGCTGCCGTCCCTGACGTGATCGCCAGGTGCGTGACCCCCGAGAGGTCGAAGTAGTCGGAAAGGACGGACACTGCTGCGGTCGACCCGTTGACGGTCGCGTGCTCGCGCTCCATGTCGAGCACGATCGTCGTTGCTGACGTGAAGCTCCCGGAGAGCTGCACGTACTCGCCCGTGTCGATGTCCTCTATCTTCCATGTGGAGCAAGCCCCCGGCTTTGCGGTGACGGTCGCGCGTGTCGGTCGGCTCCCCCCGGCATTGAGCACCCTGGTACCTCCGGAGCTGATCGTCATCGTCCTGCGCTGTCCGTAGTAGTCGGGGTCTCCTACATGGAAGGTGATGGTCGTCTCTGGGCACTTGTCGGTGATTTCACCGAGGTCGGTGTCCCCGCTCACGATGGCCATCAGGTACATGGTCGGATCGTCGGGAAGGTAGAGGGGCGCAGGCTCCGTGGTCCACAGCATCTCGGCAAGTCGGTGCCTTACCTCGGATACTTCCCTGCGCCATTCGCTCCTGAGCACTGCCTCTACCGGCAGGTCATAGCCGTCCCGATACGTCGACTCGAAGACCTCTCCATGCCTGCCGGAGATGTGCTCGAACGTCGGCTTCGTCGGGGCCATGATTGGCTTGTGCACGCGGCACATGAGGTATTGCGAGAGGTCATGGCCGTTGAACACGATGCGGTCACGCTGGCTCCGCGCTCTCTTATGTTGCAACTGGCACCCCTCTCTGCTTGAGCTTCGTGGCGATGCCCGCCCCGATCTGCTGGCCGGTCTCGTATGCGTCGAGCTTGTCGGAAACCTGCGCGTTGACCGTCACTTCTATCGATATGGCGGTGCCCTTCAACCCTCCGAGCTTGTCGATGGCGTCTGCCATGAGGTCAGACAGGCGGTCGATGGGAAGCACTGCCTCAGCGCTGCTGCCCTCGTTCACGCCGATGATCCTTGGCCTACGCCCCCGTGGGAAGATGCCGCCCTTCGCGTACCAGCTGACTCCGAAGTTCGGCACGCTCACGGACAGGTCACCGACACCGAACTTGCTCCAGCTCACGCTTATGTGCGGTAGCTTCGGCTTCGGAATCGATATGCGCAGGTTCGAGAAGGCGTCACGAATCCTGCCGGGTATCCCGCTCACGTAGTTCCATGCGTCCCTTATGGGCGACGTGATGCCGTTCTTGACGCTGCTGAAGACGCCTGCGACCTTGGACCCGAGACCGGGGAACCCGAGCTTTTCGCCTATCGCGTTCGCGATGTCGATTGCCTTGGCCTTCGATGCGTTCATGTTGTCCTGGATGTGGTCCTTTATGGTCCTGAACGCGTCTCCCGCCTTGCTCCTCGCCGTGTCCCAGTCCCCGGACATCGCGGCCTGGAGAGCCTGCGCGGCATCGGACCCGGCCTGCCTGCCGGCATCCATGTCGGACTTGATGCTCCTGCCTATGTCGCCGAAAGCAGACGAGGTACCGCTCTTGAGCGTCTCCCACGCATTGGATGCCCCTTCCTTCAGGGCGTTCGCCTTGTCGGTGACGGTTGTCTTGATGCCGTCCCACGCATCAGACGCCTTCGACTTGACGCTCTCCCATGCGTCTGACGCGCCCTGCTTGAGCGCGTCCCACTTCTGTCCGACACCGTCAACGAGTCCCTGCGCACCGGTCGTGATTCCGTCCCACACGCCCTGCCAGAAGGCAGGCACGCCGGAGAAGAAGTCCTGCACGCCCTGCCATGCGCTCTGCAGGAACTGCGTGAACTCTCCCCAGATGCGCTTGCCGTCCTCGGTCTGCGTGAAGAAGTAGACCAATGCGGCGACAAGGGCGGCGATTGCTGCTGCGAGAATTATCCATGGGTTGGCGGAGATGACAGACCAGATGCCGCTGAACGCGCTCTTGATTCCGCCGACCTTGTCCTTGAGGTCGACGCCGACCTTGGCGACGTCCTTGAACGTCTGGCCTATCTTGTCGAAGCTCTGCATGGCCTTCCCCACGCCGGTCGTGAGTCCGCCGAAGGCGATGCCGCCGAGCACGACGTTGGCGGCAAGCTTCTGCTGCTCAGGAGACAGGCCGTCCCATACCTCCTTGAGCCTGTCTGCCACGTCTGCCGCCTTGCTGACGGCAGGCACGAGCGCGTCGAGGATGTCGGCACCAAGCTCCGATCCTGCTATCTGCAGCGAGTGCAGGCTCTCCTTCATCTTGTCGGGGGCATCCTCGGTGCCCTCGAAGGTCTCGTCCACCTTGTTGGCATAATCGTCGAGGGACCCGCCGAGCGAGTCGAGGTTGACGCGTCCGCTCTCCGCTGCGTCGACGAAGGCCATGCCGGCCTTCGTTCCAAAGAGGTCCAGGGCGTCCTGCGTGGCCTGTGCCTGGGTGGCGGGGTCCCGCAGCCGCGCGGTGAGGTCGCGCAGGCTGTCCCCGAGGTTCGTCCCCTCCTTGGCGCAGTTCGCGGATGCCTTCTTGAGTCCCGTCAGCATCTGGTCTGCGGGCACGCCTGCGGCCTCGAACGAGCCGAGGAGGGCGGTGCTGTCCTGGATGTTCAATCCCATGTCACGGAACGTCGCGCCGTTGGCGTTGACGTCGTTCATGAGCGTCGACACGTCGATGCCGGTGTTCTGAGCGACCGTCTGGAACATTCCGAGGACGTTCCCCGCCTCGGACGAGTCGACGTTGAAAGCCTTCATCGACATCGATGCGTTCTCGATGGCAGAGTTGACGTCGACGCCAGTGTTCTCGGCGAACCTCAGGAACTGCAGCGACGTCTGCTCAAGCGCGTCTCCGGTCAGGCCGAAGCGCGTGTTCACGTCGCCGACAGCGTTGCCGATTTCGAGGAGATCGGCTGAGGACTGCTTGGCGACGTTCTCGAAGCTGGCCTCAAGCGCCTCTGCCGCATCGCCGGTCGCGCCCGTCTGCCTGATGACTGCATCCGCGCCCTCGTCGACCTCGTTGAACGCACCGACGGCTGCCGTGGCGATGCCAGTGCTCGCGGCGGTGATTGTCTTGCCTACGGTCTCGACCTTCGCGCCATGCTCGGCCCATTTGTCGGCGTTGTCCTGGAGCGACTGCCCGAACTGGTATAGGCCCGTCTGGCTCGCCTCGTACTCGGTGTTCGTCGACTTGAGCTTTTCGGCATAGCTGTCGAGCTGGCCCTCGCAGTCGAGGATGGCACGCTGCAGCGAGTCGTACTGTCGCTGCTCCTCCTCGGTGAGCTGTGCGCCTGACTGCTTCTTTTCCTCAAGCTGCTCAAGCGCGTTCCTGTATGTGTCGAGACGCTCCTTCGTCTCCGCATAGGCGGCATTGAGGTTCTTGACCTTCTGCCCGAGCAGCTCGGTGTTGCCGGGGTTGAACTTGAGCGCCCGGTCGATTTCCTTCAGGTCGCTCTGCGTCTTCTTCGCGCCGGTCTGTATCTTCTTCAGCGCGGCCTGCAGCTCGGTCGTGTCGCCGCCGAACTTGATGACAAGACCCTTGTAGGAGACCGACATCCTGCCACATCCTTATACGATGATGGGCGGCATCCGCAAGGGTGCCGCCCATCTCTACGGTCCGAAAAATTCCCGCTCTCCCGCCATGGACTCATCGTCCTCGCTGGCATGCTCTGCCGCGTCCTGGATGAACTCGTTCAGCTCGATGAGCGCCTCGACCTGCTCGTAGGTGAGGAGCATGAGGTCAGATACCCTCAGTCCGCACTCCTGGCAGACCTTGATATAGGTGACATCGCACCTGTCGGCGATCTCGTCAGGCAGCGGTGGAAGCGGATGCTTCGGCGGCCTCGGATGCCACTTCCTTTGCTCCAGGAAAAAAGTTGTCCTCGATGACCTTCAGCACCTCAGCAGCCCAACCACCGCCATCGGTGAGGTCGAAGGCCGTGGGCGGGAACGTTGCGGTGATCCATTTTGCGAACGGCTCGATCTTCGGGTCGGCCGTCCGTGCCATCGCGTAGAAGATATCGAGGAGCGGCGTGATTGCCGGGATGCTGTTGTACTGGAGCGACTCGATGAGCTTTGCAAGGTCATCGCTGATGTCGCGGGGGCGGCGCGTCCCGTCATCGCGCGTGTCGTAGAAGCTTTGGCTGAACGCGATGGGCGTGAATGCGTTGCACTCGATGCCGACCTCGTTGCCGCAGACCATGATCTTCTGCATCTAGCCCTCCTTATGCGCCGGTGCCGCTGGTCGTGGTGGATGCGACGAGGGCGGTGTCCACCTTGGAGAAGAAGTCTTCGTATGTCTTGGTGCCGACATAGTCGTTGTATCCGCTGCCTCGCCATCCGTTGGGGAGCGTCACTGCCTTCCACTCGAAGGCGATGTCGATCTGCGTGATCTCAGGCTTGTCCTCCTGGGTCTTTGCGTCCGTCGAGGGCTTCTTCGCCTTGCACATGAGCAGGCACTTGCGCTTGCCATACGCGCTGCCAGGCTGCTCGCACATGTACGCGAACGGTACCGGGTCCTTGTCTGCGGAGAGCAGCATGCGCCCGTTTGCGTCAAGCTCGTAACCGAGGATGTCGGCGATGAGCTTTCGCGTGGTGACGTTCTCGATGTCGTAGACGCTCAGGGTTCCGCTTCCGCCGTTGTCCTTCTGGGACGAGAGCCAGGTATCGTTGTCGGCATACGAGTCAGCAGACTCGACCGATGCGTCGAGCTTGATCTCGACGGTACCAGCGATATGCACTGGGTCTTCATACGTGAACTTTTCGGTATCTGTGCAGAGCGCGATGTGCGAGTTCTTGACACCGAAGTAGCCGTTCCTGCTCATTTCTCCTCCTGTACGTAGACGCTGTAAGCGACCTCGATAAGCCCCTCAGAGTCTAGATGGGTCACCATCCGCTCCCATGGGCATCCGATGGCGTCGAGCGCCAGTCCTATTTCTTTCTCTGCCGCATAGTCCCTGACGTGTGTGTAGAGCGCAACGTCATATGACGTCGGTCGGTACCAGGCGCTGCCGTCCGCATACCGTGGCTCGTCGTATCCTGCGACGATCAGGATGAACGGTGGTTCTGGCTCCATTCCGTCGACGAACCGCTCGTTCGCCCATGGGATGCCGAGCGACGATACCGCCTCGCACAGCTCGTCGAGCGTGGTCATTCGCCATCGCCCCCCATGTCCGCGAACGTGCTTGCGACCTCCTCGGCCACGCTCGCGATCACGTCATCGCCTGGCACCGTGCCTGGATATGTGCCGGACTGGTTCACGATCCTGTGGCCCTTCTCCAGCAGGTGCGTGAGCTGGTAGCGCGTCCTGTTGTGGACGGTGCAGCTCACGCCGGTCTCGTCCTGCTCGACGTCCGCCTTCCAGCCCTTCTTGTATGCGCCGGTGCGCACGCGCGAGCGCTGACGGAGCATCTTGGCGGCCATCTTGCCGGCCTCCTCGCAGTTCTCCGCGAGTGCGCTCGCGTTGTCATCGGCGCACTTCTTCATGGCCGATGTGATGAACTTCTCAATGTCCTCCACGGTCGCCGACCTCCTCGCCAAGGGTGAGGCGCACGAAGTCGGGAGAGGACCTGTCGACCCTCTCGACCCTGAGCCTGGCTCCCTGCCATATGCAGATGCGCTCCCCCCTGTACGATGCCGAGCGCATCTGCAATACAGCCGATGGGTGCGTGCCTGCGGCGATTGCCGCGTAGTAGGCGCTTGCGCCCAGCGAGAAGGCGTTGCATGGGACGGTCCTGCATGCCTCCTCTGTTACGATCACGCCACGTTCGTCGGTGCTGGTGGCCTGGCTGACCAGGGTGCACATGCCTGACCAATTGCTCATGAGACGCTCCTGTACTCGTGGTTGCCGGCCATCGAGCATCGCATCGAGTCGAAAGCCTGCATGAGCCTGTCGGCGTCTGGATTGTCCATGCCGAAGTGCGCACGCACGTAGGTCATGATCGCCAGGCGTATGCTGCCATCTCCGTCATCAGATGCCTTCTCGTCCGAGATGCCGCCCGCCCGAAGCTCCGAGCGTGCGGCATCTATGAGGTCGGCTATCTCGTTGTCGTATGCCGTGACGTCTGACGGGATGCGCAGCGCGTCACGCGACGCCGACAGCATGTCTTGCTTGTCCATCGCCACGCACCCCCGTCACTAGGCCGACGCGATGGTGAGCTGCGCGAACGCCTGCGGTACGACAAGGCCACCGTCGAAGAGCAGGTAGCCGTCGAAGCAGCGCTTCTGCGTGCCGTTCTCGACGTATGGCGTGACGTCCGGCCCGTCGAAGTTGTTGCCGCGGAACAGGTCGGGATAGCCGGCCCAGATGACGTTATCGGCCAGGGTGTCATCGGCCTTTACGATCTTGCCGAAGATGTGCCCCTGGACTGCGGGGTCCTCGGTCTTCTCGTCGACGAAGTAGCTGCGGCCGGTGCTGTCCTCGACCATCACGATCCTGTTCCAGATGGTCGTGTTGTTGGCGTAGAGCACGATGCCCTTGGGGGCTGCGTTGCCGTAGGTCTTGAGCAGGCCGAGGAGCTTGGTGAGGTCTGCCTTGGCGAGGGTGTTGGCCTTCGCGGAAGCGACCTTGTTTGCGGTTGCGACGCCGTAGTCGGTGCTCGCGAGACGGTCATAGACGGTGGCGTTGGCCGCGACGGAGAGTCGGGATGCCACCTCGCGCTCGATGTAGGTCACGAACGCGTCGATGGACTGGACGGCCATCTTTCGCGACATCTTGACGGTCTTCTTGATCTCCTCGCCCTTGAGCGTCACGGAATCGTAGTCGTTCTGTTCGTCCACGGCAGCGACGCCCTCTGTGGTCTTCGCCGCGTCACCAGCCACGATTGACTTGTGGCGTGGAATCTCGAACTGGTGCGGGAAGCTCGACTTCTGGATGTCCCCGTAGATGACGGCGCTGGAGTCGATGAGCGAGATGATCTCGTTGCTGACGTCCGTCGGGATCACGGCGCCGGAGTTCTCGGTCGTGTGGGTGAAGTCGGCACGCTCCTGGCGGAGGGCGTCGTATGCGGTGCGCTCGACCTGGGTGAGGTCGGTGCCGCCGATGATGCCGACGCCGGCGCGGGACGCGATGTCCTTGCCCCAGGCGCGACGCGCTGCGGCCTTGTAGTCGGTGGTGTCGCGGATGCTGCCGCGAGTGCGGTTGAGCGGCATGTGGTCGATGGGGGTCGCGCTCCCGTGCTCGATTGCGGAGCGTGCCGCCGCCACGCGTGCGGTCCGTGCCTCGGTCGCAGCTGCCGCAGCGTTGCGCTTGTTGATCTCTGCGGTGAGGGCGGCCATGCGCTCCTCGTCCTTCTGCTCGGTCTCCTCGTCGGTGCCCTCGGGGGTCCCGCCGCTGTACTTGTCGACGAGAGCCTGCAGCTCGTTGAAGAGGTCATCCATGGTGAGTTCGTCCATTGCTAGTCCTTCCTTGTCTGGGCTATTGCCATTGCCGCGCGCGCCATCGCCACCGTGCGGCCTATCCTCCGCGCAAGCTCCTTGCGCGACAGCCCGATCACTCCGTCGAGCATCTTTCTCGCACTTATCTCGGTGTTCGGGTCGGCTGGGAGGGATACGGCCGAGACGTCGTACACCTTCCTGACCTTCGTGATGGTGGTCGTGTGCGTCTCCCGGTCGTACTCGTTTGCCGTGACCGTGAAAGACCATGACATGCGCGTCACGAGCCCCGCCTGGATCTCCTCGTAGAGGTCGCGCGACGCCTGCGACCCCGAGAGGTCAGCGGCAACGAAGAGCCCGTGCTCGTCCGGCTCGACCACGAGGGACCCGTTGCTCATGCGTGCGAGCACCTTTCCCTGGTGGTCGAACTGCATGATGACGTCGGACATGTCGGCGCTGCCGAACGCGTCTGGGCTGATTACCTCCCTGTACTTGGTCCCGCCGATGTCGAAGAGCACGTACGGGTCGTTGAACGTCGAGGCGTATCCCTCGACGTAATAGTCCGTGTCGATGCGCTTCTCGCCCTCGGACCTGGCCGAGAGCGGCGTCGAAAGTGTGCGGTACTGCCGCTCGTTAGGCTTAGCTGGCATTGCTGTCCCCATTTCCCTACATTCCGTCGATTGCGGAGTTCGTGCCTGCGGCGTCTGCCGCCTGCTGTGCCGTGTGCTCGCTTATGAGAGACAGGTCGATGTACTCGCCCCTGATGACGTGCCTGTCCCCGCCCTCGTATGGCGGTGACTGGAACACCTCCGCGACCTGGTTCCCCGACCAGATGCCACGGTCGAAGAGCGCCGTCGAGACGCTCAGCTTGGTCGCGTTCGACGCGAACTCAAGCCGGTTTGCCGAGAACATGATCTCGTTGCCGTGCGATATCTCGGTCGGAGAGAAGGTCATCGCGGTGAGCACGGAGCCGAGCTGCACCGCGAACGGCTCTATCTTGCCCTCGTAGAAGCTGTTGAATGCATCCTCGTCCGCCTTGTTGAGGACGATTTCCTCCGAGCATCCGAAGAAGCGGTAGGCAGCACGCTCTATGCGCTCCATCTGGTCGGCGTCGACGGTGTAGCTGGTCGGAGTGACCTGCTGCACCTCGTCAAAGAGCCGGTCGTAGACGGCGATGCCGCCGGCGTTGTCCGACGAGAGCTGGGAGTTGAAGCGCTCGCGGGCGCTCTTCATGTCCTCGTCGTTGCGATTCTGGCTGAGCTTGCCGATGAAGCGGACGGCAGCGCCCTGGCGTATCGCGGCCGCTTCCGCCTGGTGCTGCGCGTCGATGAGTTCGAGCGTCGGCCCCAGGACGTTCGTGCCGTCACCGAACAGGTCGGAGCGGTACTGGTGCCTGGTCATCACGCCGACGCGCGACCACTCGACGAGCACGCTGTCTGAGGCGGCGAAGTCGAGCTTGAGCCACAGCTCACCGTCGACGTCGTATGCCGTGCACCTGCTCGGGAGCACCGGGTAGTAGCCGACTATCGTCTCGCCATCGTCTGCCATGAGCGGGATGATAAGTGCCGTGTCGTTGACCTCCAGGATGGTCCACACGCGCCGTATGAACTGCGGCGTTGTCATCCATGGGTTTGGCTGTCGCTCAAGCGCCCGTTTCGCCGCCGGCTGCGCCGTGCCGCTCACCTCTGGCTTGAGCTTGGATGCGTGGGATGCCCCAGACTCGATGATCGAGCGTGTAAGCTCTGCCTCGTATATGCCTCCGCGCCATGTCGTGAAGCTCGGTGAGTACGCCGTGAAGGTCGAGAAGTAGCCGCTCACTGCCTTCATCTCCGCATGGTGGAAGATTGAGTCGAAGAGCGAGCGGAAGCGTCGCGGCCCTTTGCGTCTAGCCACACTAGCCTCCAATCATTGCCTCGTAGTCATCGGACATGTTCTTGAGGGTCACGTATGCGTCGCATTCGGCGGCCCACGCGTCGATGCGGTTCCGTGGATCCTGGTTCTTCTTGTCCGGCTGGATGTTGCCGTTTATGTCCGTCCTGATGGAGACGTTCGAGCGGCACCACTCCGCTATTGGGTTCGCGTTGTCCACGATGCGGTCCTCGCGGTAGAGCGCCCGCAGCTCCTTCATCGCGGGGCTGAGCGTCATCGCGCCCTGGATCACAGGCTTGACGTTGTCCTTGCCGAAGAAGCTCTCGTATGCGTCGACCGTTGGCACGTCGCGCATGTGCCACGGGTCGTATCCGCATGCGACTGCGTAGATGCCCATGTCGCGCTGCACCTCGTCAACCCAGTCGAGCACGACACGCTTGTCGATGATGGGCGTGTCGCAGGTCCTGAGCAGCCCCCTCGATATCCAGGCATCGTATGGCACTCCATCGCGTCCGCCTCGCCTTCCATCGCGCTCCGCCTGCTCCAGCGCCCGAAGAGGTATCCAGGCCATGTGCATCGCGTAGATGTGCTTGTCGTGCGGCCTCATCATGAGCAGGCACGCAGCCGTTAGGTCGGTCGTGTCTGATGCGTCGACTCCCAGGACTGCGTACTTGAAGGTCCCGTCTCTTGGGTCGAAGGTCGCGTCGCAGTGCAGCTCCGACCAGGTGAGCCACGCCTGAGCCTGGTTCTCGATGAGGTCGAAGTCCTTCACGAGGACGGTCGGGAGGAAAGTCGGATCGTCCTTTGCCTTCGAGACGTTCTGACGCAGCGCGGCGATTGACTTTATGGTACCGAGTCCAGGGTTTGCCTTGGACCAGCATGCCTCGTCCTCCCATTCCTCGCGCTCGTCCAGCTCGTATATGAGCGCGAGGAAGTGGTCGGCCTTGTCACCCGTGGCCCTGCCCTCAAGCCAGGACGTGGCGTATGCGTACTGTGCATCGAATATGCCGTCGCGCACGAAGCCGTTCGTCGTGATCTCAAGGACGAGGGGCTGGCGTCGTGCAGACGTGCCCTGGATTGTCAGGTCGTAGAGGTCGCGGTTCTTCATCGCGGCCAGCTCGTCGACGATGGCCCCCGATATGTCCAGGCCGTCGAGGTGGTTCGTGTTGCTGGACAGTGCTCGTATGGACCCCATGTTGAGGTCGCAGTAGAGGTCGCTCACGCGCTTGCGCACGTGCCTTGCGAGCTGGGATGACGTCTTGACCATGCGCCACGCATCGTTGAAGCCCTTCGCCGCCTGGTCGTGCGCGGTGGCCACGTTGTAGACCTCCGGCGCTCCCTCGTCATCGTTCACGAGCAGGTCAAGCTCTATCGCTGATGCGAGAGAGGTCTTTCCGTTCTTTCTCCCCATGACCCATAGGACCTCTCGGTACTGCCGCGCTCCGTCAGCATCGACGAAGCCGAAGATCACCGAGAGTATCGCCAGCTGAAAAAGCTCCAACCGGAATGGATGTCCGAGCCGCCCTGACGGCAGCCGGCAGAACGTCTCGATGAAGTCGACGTGCTTTGCCGCGAACTCCTCGCGGAAGTGGTACGGATAGAGCGAGTCGGTATTGTCGAGCTGCCGCATGATGCGCGAAGCTGCCTGCTTCATCTTCCGGCATGCGACGATGTCGCCGGCGAGGATGCCGCCGAAGTAGTCCCGTATCGCCCTCTCGCACCTTCCCATGCCCTTGCCATGTGGCTGGCCGGACTTGGGGCGCTTCTTCCGCCTAGCCGAAGCGCGTCTCGTTAAGGTAGTCAATTAGCTGGTCAGCTGCAGCGCTGCCGGAAGGCATCATGTCTGCCAGCTGCTTGATGGCTCGTGCGTAGGTGGTCAACAACTTGTTGTAGGCGCTGAAACCGGGGTGCTCCCTGATTCCGCACTGCCCTCCACCGTTGTCGTACTCCGTGTAGATCTTCTCGCCGATGAGGTCGGAGCGAGCCTCGTCGAGCTTCACCTTAAGGAAGGCCAGGTTCGCCAGGAGCGGCATGACAACCTTGCGCTTCTCGTCGGGGATGGCGTCCCTTGTGATGTCTCGGAGCTTACGCAGCTCCGCCTGGACGAGCTTGCTGCGGTGCTCTATGTCCCTTCGCCCGGAGGTCTCCGCAGATTCAGCCGAAACCGAAGAAGTATGGACAACTTTCCTCGAATCCACAAGACCACCCCCGTTCTGAAATCTTCCACGCGCATGTTTTTATCTCCCGGCGTTGGTCCCCCGGCATAGGCCGTGTCTTGCGGTTTGGGGGGGATGGTCGAGAGCGTGAGCTGCGGTTTCGTGGTGTGCTGCCTGCATCTGCACAAGCCAGTCAGTGTGTGTCGATTCTGATGAGGTTGCCATCAGCGTCGAACGTCATGCCCTGCCTGGTGGCTCCCTGCCTTATCCAGCC